GGCCTAGTTTCGGCGGTGAGCTGGCGAGCATCGCGGCGGCGCTGGGGCAGCCGTTCATGCCGCACCAGCAGCTGATCGCCGAGGTCGGCGGTGAGTATGACCCGGTGACGGGCGTCCCGTACTACCGGATCGTGATCGTGACGGTGCCACGGCAGACCGGGAAGACGACGCTGTTCCTGTCGTGGCAGCTTCACCGGTGCACGTCACCGCGGTGGGCGCAGCCGCAGCGGTCGGCGTTCACCGCGCAGTCGGGGAAGGACGCCCGGGATAAGTGGCTGGATGAGCTGTTCCCGCTGATCCGGCGGTCGCGGAAGATCAAGCCGCTGGTCGGCCGGATCTATGAGGGCATGGGGAACGAGTACATCCGGTTCAGGAACGGCTCGATTCTGCGGCTGCTGTCGACGTCGACGTCGTCGGGGCATTCCAAGACTTTGCACCAGGCGGTACTGGATGAGATCTGGCATGACCAGGACTCGCGGCGGGAGCAGGGGCTGCGCCCGGCGATGATCACGATCGCGGACGCGCAGCTGCTGGTGTGCTCGACGGCGGGCACTGAGGCGTCGGTGGTGCTGAACCGGAAGGTTGAGCAGGGCCGGGCGGCGGCGGAGCAGGACAGCGGCAGCGGGATCGCGTACTTCGAGTACTCGGCGCCGGACGGGTGGGATCCGGCGGATGAGGCGTCGTACTTCGGGTTCATGCCGGCGCTGTGCCCGCAGCCGCCGTGCCGGTGCGGGGGCGGGAAGTGGCGTCACACGGTGACGCTGGACGCGATCCGCAGTGAGCGGGCGTCGCTGGAGCCTGCGGAGTTCGCGCGTGCTTACGGGAATGTCCCTGACCGGTCGGGCCGGCGTGATGACCTTGCTGACCTCACGCGGTGGGCGCTGTGCGCGGATCAGGCGTCGCAGGCCGGGGACCCGGTGGCGCTGGGGTTCTCGGTGGCGCCGGGCGGCTCGAGCGCGGCTATCGCCATCGGCGGGCGGCGCGCTGACGGCCTGGGTCACGGGGAACTGGTGGAGCACCGGCCCGGTACCGCGTGGCTTGCTGACCGGCTAGTGGAGCTGGCGCAGCGGTGGGATCCGTGCGTGCTGGTGATGAACCCGGTGGGCCTGGCCGGGTCATTCGAGAAGGAGCTGATCGAGCGCGGGTTCGCGGTGACCCCCGCCGGCAAGGACCCGCCGCCGGGGAAGCGCCGGCTGCAGGTGACGGGCCCGCGGGAGTACGCGCAGGCGTGCGGGGCGCTGACGCAGGACGTGGCCAATGACCTGTGGCGGCACCTGGGGCAGGTGCCCCTTGATGATGCGGTGGAGGGCGTGCGGACCCGGCCGCTGGCGGATGCCAAGGCGTGGTCGTGGAAGGGCTCGGCGGCTGACATCGGGCCGCTGGAGGCGGTGACGCTGGCGCGGCACGGTTTCATGACGCATGGCGTGGCCGCGCCGGTGTTCTTCGGATCATGGCGATGAGGGAGCGGATGATGGCAGCGACCATGCTGGGGCGTGTCGACGTCGATGAGATCACCGTCCGGGCCCGCGAGGTCCGGTTCGGCGAGACGCTGCTGCGGCTGGTGGCTTTCCTGCTTATCAGCGTGGGCAAGGTCGCCGGGTACGGCTGGCTGGTGCCGGTCTGGTGCGTCCTGGCGGTACGCGAGGGATGGCGTGAGGTGCACCCGCCGGAGCCGAAGGTGACCAGTGGGCCAGCTGGAGCGCGTTAACGGCAGGCTCGCCGCGTTCCGCGGTGCCCGCGGTGGTGATGAGTCGCGGAACAGCATCGATGACTGGATCAGCCAGTACCTGATCCCGTCGGCGGGGCAGTTCACCTACGGTGGCGTCACGTACCCGTTCGGCGGCCTGACGGGGCTGAACCAGACGCTGGCGGGCAGCCGGGCGGCGGAGATCGCCAATTCGCTGCCGGGGTACCTGGCGGCGCTGCGGCAGTGCCCGCCGGCGTTCGGCGCGGAGATGGTGCGGGCGCTGGTCCTGTCGCAGGCGCGGTTCACGTTCCGTAACCCGCCGTGGCACCCGCGGACGCCGCGGCGGCTGTTCAGCAACAGTGACCTGGCGGTGCTGGAACGCCCGTGGCCGAACGGGACGACCGGTGACCTGGCCAGCCGGATGGAGTGGCACGCGGGCCTGGCGGGGAACGCGTTCGTGCTGCGGCAGCCGGGGCGGCTGCGGGTGATGCGCCCGGACTGGACGGCGATCCTGTACGGGTCGCAAGCCGAGCCGGAGTGGCCGAGCGGGGCGCTGGACGCTGAGCTGCTCGGCTACGTGTACTCCAACCGGGGGATCGGCAACGGGGAGCCGCAGCTGAAGCTGCCGGCGGACGTGGCCCACTGGGCGCCTTTGCCGGACCCGGAGATGACGGGGCTGGGCATGTCGTGGCTGACGCCGGCTATCCGGGAGATGCAGGTGGACCGGCTCGCGACCGAGCACCAGGTGAAGTTCTTCGAGAACGGCGCGACGCCGAACCTGGTGGTCAAGGGGATCCCGGCGCTGTCCCGCGAGAAGTTCGACGAGCTCGTGGCGGCGATGGAGGCCGACCACGCGGGGGTGGCGAACGCCTACCGGACGCTGTACCTGGTCGCGGGGGCGGACGCGACGGTGATCGGGTCGAACCTGGCCGAGCTGGACCTGAAGGGCGTGCAGGGGGCGCGGGAGACCAGGTTGTCGGTGCTGTCGCGGGTCCCGGCGACGCTGCTGGGGATCAGCGAGGGCCTGGCCGGGTCGAGCCTGAACGCGGGGAACTTCTCGGCGGCGCGGCGCCTGTTCGCGGACTCGTGGGTGTTCCCGTCGCTGCAGGGCCTGGCGGGGTCGCTCGCGACGATCATGACCGTCCCGGCGGACGCGGAGCTGTGGTTCGACGCCACGGACATGCCGATCCTGCGCGAGGACGCCAAGGACGCCGCTGACATCGAGAAGGTGAAGGCGGACACGGTCAACTCCTACGTCAAGGAGGGGTTCACGCCGGAGTCGGCGATCGCGGCGGTCCGCGGGCAGGACATCACGCTGCTGAGGCACACGGGGCTCGTCAGCGTGCAGTTGTGGGAGCCGGGGGCGGAGAGCCCGCGCAAGCCCGATCCGGGCGCGGAGTCCCCCAGCCAGCCGACCGGGGCCGGATCACCCGGGCTGGTCCCGGCGACGGGGAAGGCCGCTGCGGCGGCGAAGGCAGCGACGAAGGCAGCGACGGCGGCGGCAGCCGGGAAGTGAGGGAAGGCGACATGGCAGCGAGAGAACAGCGCGGCGCGGCCCACTGGGCACCTGACGTGGACGTGGTGCGCTCTGGCGCGCCGGCCGAGCTTCACGCGGTGGACGGGTCGCTGGGGACGCTGGCGGGCCGGTTCACCGAGTTCAATCGCTGGTACCGGGTGTCGTCGTGGCTGGAGGGCGACTTCATGGAGCGCGTCGCGCCCGGTGCGACGGCCGATACGATCCGCGATGACATCGGCGCGATGCGGGTGCTGTTCGACCACGGGATGGACGGCCAGATCGGCAACAAGGTCCTTGGCCCTATCGATGAGCTGGAAGAGAAGTCGGACGGCTCCTATTACGGGGTGCCGCTGTTCGACACGTCCTACAACCGGGACCTGCTGCCTGGCCTGAAGGCCGGGGTGTACGGGGCGTCGATGCGGATGCGGGTCACCGCGGACGCCTGGGATGACGAGCCGCCGAAGTCGAAGGCGAACCCGGACGGCATCCCGGAGCGGACGATCACCCGGATGCGGGTGCCGGAGTTCGGCCCGGTGACGTTCCCGGCCAACCCGGGCGCGACGTCTGGGATCCGGTCGGCGACGGACGATTTCTACGCCCGGCTGGCCAGGGCCGACGCCCCCGCGTTCGCGGACGCGGCGCGGGCGTGCGGCCTGACCTTCGAGGACTTCACCGGCCGGCTAGCCGCGCGGAGCGGCCCCGGGCGGGAGCACGGCGCGCAGCCAGGCAACGGCAGGACGCCACCCACCAACCTGACGGCCCTGCGTGACAGGGCCTGGCGAATGAGAGGGCAGCCACATGCCTGAGGTACATGAGGAGCGGCTCCTGCCCGGGAGCCTGGATGACCTGCGCGGCCGCACCCCTGAGGAGCTGCGGCAGATGCTGGAGGTGCTCGACGCGCACCTGCGGTCGCTGCACCAGGGCGACGACGGCGAGCTGCGCGACCTGGACGCGGCCGAGCAGGGCGCGTTCGACACGGGCATGGAGATCCGCAACAGCATCGTGGACCGGCTCGACAACCACACCCGCATCGCGGAGGTGTTCCGCCGCCGTCCCGCCGCCGTGCAGCAGGCGATGGCGAACATCCGCTACGGCCTGGACGACCCGGCCGGGGACACGCGCCGCCTCACGAACCCGGAGGCCCGCGACCGGGCGCTGCGGGTGCTGGACTCCCGGGACGCCGGGGACCTGTCGGATGCCCAGAAGACGCAGGTGGAGCGGATGCTCCGCCGCGACACGGTCACCGCCCGGCGGATCCTGGTCACCGAGAACGAGGACTACCGCACGGCGTTCCAGAAGCTGGTCTCCGACGTCCACCCGATCCTGACGCCGGAGGAGAACCGGGCGGTGCAGGCGTGGTATGAGTTCCGGGCGATGGGCGACTGGACGACCACGGCGGGCGGCTTCGGCATCCCGGTGTTCATCGACCCGTCGATCATCTTGACGGCGCAGGAAAGCGGTAACCCGTTCCTGGCGATCGCCCGGCAGGTGACGGTCAACACCAACCAGTGGAAGGGCGTGTCGTCGGCCGGCGTGACGTGGGCGTTCCAGACTGAGGCCGCGGCGGCGGCGGATAACAGCCCGACGCTGGCGCAGCCGTCGGTGCTGGTGCACATGGCCCGCGGGTTCATCCCCTACTCGATTGAGGTGGGGATGGACTACCCGGGGTTCGCCTCGGAGATGTCCGGCCTGCTGGCGGCGGGGTATGACGAGCTGCTGGTGAACAAGTTCACCATCGGGTCGGGGACGGGCGAGCCGAAGGGCATCCTGACGGCGATCAGCGCGACGTCGGCTGACCGGGTGAAGGTCACCACGGGCGGCTCGATCGGCGCGCCGGACCCGTACAACGTGTGGAAGGCGCTGCCGCAGAAGTACCGCCGCAACGCCTCGTGGCTGATGTCGATCGGGGTGAACAACGCGATCCGGCAGATCGGCGCGGCGAACGTGTTCCACGGCTACACCGTGAACCTGCCCGCCGGGTGGGCCGACCAGCTGTTCAACCGGCCGGTGTATGAGTCGGCGTACATGCCGGACACGACCACCTGGACGACCACCGCCGAGGGGCAGGCGATCGTCGGGGACTTCAGCAACTTCGTGGTGGCCCGCAACGGCGGCATGTCGGTGGAGCTGGTCCCGCAGCTGTTCCAGCAGGTCACGGCCGGCACCGGGCCGGCTGTCCCCACCGGCCAGCGCGGCTGGTTCGCTTACGCCAGGATCGGTAGCGATTCAAGTAACGCGGCCGGGTTCCGCGTGCTGGTGGCGAACTCCTGATGGCCGAGCCGAAGAAGGCCGCCGCGGCGCAGCCGGAGGCGGAAGGGCCAAGGGCGCCGCTGGGCAGCGCGGGCGCGTCCAGTAACCCGCTGGTGCACCAGCTGCTCGCCGAGCGGATCATCGCGGCCAGTGACGGCGTGGATGACAAGGACGCGGTGAAGGCCATCGACGCCAAGCTCGCGGGCCTCGGCGTCAGCGTCGACCAGTAAAGACCGGTGGCCCGGGCTCCCCGAGGTTCCCGGGCCGCCGCCAACCTCGGGAGAAGGAAACATGGACGTCGTCTATGCCACGTACACCGCGCAGGTGGCCACCCCCGACGGGGGTCGTCACACGGTCCAGGGCGGCCAGCACTGGCCAGCGGATGACCCGGTGGTGGCGGCGGCCCCCCGGGGGCTGTTCTCGCCGGATGCCCGTTACGGGGTGTCGTTCTCGGTGCCCCCGGCCGAGCTCGCCGAGCCGCCGGTGGAGCAGGCGACTGCGGCGCCGGGGGAGAAGCGGAACGTGCGGCGCGCTGCGGGTGGCGCGTGAACATCAGCATCCCCGGCCCGGCCACGGTGCTCGCCTCGGTGATTCACCAGGTCGTGTCCGAGTACCGCAAGCTGGACGCCCCGCCGCCTCCGCAGCCGGCCGCCGAGCCTGCCCGGCAGGAGATCAACTGCACCAGCGCCAGCACCCAGCAGGCATGGCAGCCGCCGCACCCTCGACCCGCCCCCGCCCGCGCGTTCGGGTTCGGGAAGGAGTCCGGGCATGGCTGAGGCGGAGGGCCGGGACGGCGCGGTCACCGTCGGCTATGTCCATGACGGCAGGAATATCGCCTACAGCTGGCATCACAGCATGACCGAGCTGATCGGCTGGGACCTGGTCCATGAGGCGCGGGTCCTGCGCGGCGGGTACGTGGCGATGAAGCACGGCACCGACGGCCTGGCCGACGCCCGCAACAAGGCCGTGAAGCTGTTCCTGAAGGAGGATCAGGCGGACTGGCTGTTCTGGACCGATACCGACATGGGGTTCGCCGCTGACACGGTGGACCGGCTGCTGGCCGCCGCCGACCCGGAGCAGCGGCCGATAGTCGGGGGCCTGGCGTTCACCTGGCGCGAGGACTCCCCTGACGGCACGGGCGGCTGGCGGACGTCGCCCGCGCCCACCATCTTTGGCTGGCGGGTGCTCGATGACGGCCAGATGGGGTTTGTCGTCCGGTTCAACTACCCTCCGGACACGGTGACTGCCTGCGCGGGGACGGGCGCGGCGTGCGTGCTCATCCACCGCAGCGTGTTCGAGCGGGTCGCGGCGGAGTACGGGGAGCACTGGTATGACCGGATCCCGAACACGACGACGGGGCAACTCGTCAGCGAGGACCTGTCGCTGTGCCTGCGCGCGGGGGCGCTGAAGATCCCGGTCCACGTGCACACCGGGGTGAAGACGACCCACCAGAAGACCGTGTGGGTGGCTGAGGACGATTACATGGCGGCCCGGGTGCTGGCCGCGCTGCCCGGGCCGGTGCCGCCCGCGACTGAGGCGACGGCGGTGATCGTCCCGGTGCTGGGCCGGCCGGGTAACGCGGCCCCGTTCATGGCGTCGCTGAGGGCGTCGGGCGCGGACCTCGCCGAGGTGTACGCGGTCGCTGACGACACGGACTACGAGACCGCGCGAGCGTGGAAGGAGGCCGGGGCAACTGTCCTGGCGCGGACGGCGCTGAGGCTGCCCGACGGCACCTTTTTGCCGGGGACATTCGCCGAGAAGGTCAACCTGGGCTACGAGGCCACTAAAGAGCCGTGGCTGCTGCTAGTCGGCGATG